CTACAGTTCTTACTAATGCTGACACAGCTACGTTCACAATAAACGATACACTAGATCCGGGTACTGGAAGTATTGCTGTGAGAGTAGGTCAAACTATTCATTTAAGTGTAAGAACTTTGGCTGGGTCAACAGCGACAACCAACAAGGCAATTGTTACAGCAGTTAACACAGGAGCAGGAACTATCGATGTTGCATTCTATGAGGCTGACGGTATGACTAATGATAACGTGGGTAACATCTACGAGATGTTTATTTACGGTTCAGAGTTCAACAAAGGTACTAACGGAATGGTAGGCTCATTAGAGGCTGACGACTTAATCCTTGATAACAAGCCAATCATAATCAAAGACAACTATGAGGTTTCTGGATCAGATATGGCTCAAATCGGATGGGTAGAAGTTACTACTGAGAATGGAGCAACTGGTTACTTATGGTATTTGAAGTCTGAGCATGAGACTCGTTTACGATTCGATGACTACTTGGAGACTTCAATGATCGAAGCTGTGCCAGCGGAAGCTGCTTCAGGAGCTTTGGTTACAGCAGGTGTTACTGGATCAGACGGTGTATTCTACTCTGTTAACGACAGAGGTAACGTATGGTCAGGTGGTTATCCAACTACTTTATCTGACTGGGATACAATTGTAGCTCGATTAGATAAGCAGGGTGCTATCGAAGAGAACGCATTATTCGTAAACAGAGCTTTCGGATTCGCTATCGATGACATGTTGGCTGATCAGTCTACAACTACTGGAGCTTCATTCGGTTTGTTTGACAACGACAAAGACATGGCTTTAAACTTAGGATTCTCAGGATTCCGTAGAGGTTACGATTTCTACAAGACTGACTGGAAATACTTGAATGACGAGTCAATGCGTGGAGGTTTGTCAGCAGGAATCGTTAGCGGATTGTTGGTACCAGCAGGTACAACTTCTGTATACGATCAAGTGATGGGTAAAAACGCAAAGCGTCCATTCTTGCACGTTCGATACAGAGCTTCAAAAGCTGAGGACAGACGATACAAGACTTGGATCACTGGATCAGCAGGAGGAGCAGCTACAAGCGATCTTGACGCAATGGAAGTTAACTTCCTTTCTGAAAGATGTGTTTGTACTTTAGGAGCAAACAACTTCGTATTATTCGAAGGATAATATACCTAAAACCCAACAGGGGCTAGGGAGTGATCTCTAGCCCTTATTTTAAATCAAGTAAAATCAAAATAAAATGAATAGATCAAAGAGAAACAAACCAAAAGATTTAACGTTCGTAATGACTAGAAAGAATCCACCACTAAGTTGGATGGTAAATTCTAGAAACACTACAGCGAATCCTCTTCACTACTACGATGAAGAGAACAACGAGAACAGAGTTCTAAGGTATGCTAGCAATCAAAAGAGTTGTTTTGAAGACGAGCAAGACGGTACAGCTATTATAGAGCCGATTATTTTTAATGACGGAATGTTAGTAGTTCCAAAAACAAATCCAGCACTTCAACAGTTTTTACAGTTACACCCTAAGTTTGGGAAAGACTTCGTTATCCAAGATAAGGAGAAAGACGCTCAGACTGAATACGAACAACTAGAGAAGTCAAGTACAGCTACTGAGATGGCTAGAAAGCTAGATATCGATCAGAAGCTTATGATCGCCAGAGTACTTATGGGGTCTAACACTGACAAGATGACGTCTAGCGAAATCAAGAGAGATATCTTGGTGTACGCTAAAAACAACCCAGATGAGTTCTTACAAGCAATTGATAACTCAGACTTAGAGGTTATGGATATTGCTGCTCAAGCGTTCCATAAAGGATTCTTGACTACACGAAGAAACGACACTGAGATTTGGTATAACCTAGATTCAAACAAAAACAAACTTATGAACATTCAATATGGTGAAAGTCCTGTTGAAAGGTTAGGTAAGTTTTTAAAAACAGATGAAGGTTTAGAGATCTTGGAGATGCTGAAATCTAAAGTGTCTGAAGGCTAATAAGACAGCGACATAAACATTAAGTAGGGCGAAAAAACATTCGCCCTATTTTTTTTCTTATATTTGCTGTAAAACTACCTGATGATAAACTCAGTAAGAAATACGGTACTATCCATATTAAATAAGAATAACTACGGTTATATAAGCCCGGCAGACTTCAATCTGTTTGCCAAACAAGCTCAGATAGAAATATTCGAAAAATACTTCGACAGATATAACAGGCAGATAACGAAGGAGAATGCCAGACAGTCAGGAACAGGTTACGCTGACATTACAGGAGCACTGGGAGAGACTATAGAAAGATTTTCAAAGGCAGCAGCACTATTACCAAAGGTATCTGGAGAGGTGAGTCACTTCATGACTTTACCTGAAGACTACTACAATATTAATCGTATGAGTTATTACTCTAGCTTACTTTCTTCTGGAAGCATAACATCGGTTACAGCAGGTAGGTTAGTCGATTCAGGAGCAACGTTTACTTCAGATGGTATATCGAGTGGTGATGTGGTTGTAAGTCAAACTACAGGTGCGGTAGCCTTTGTTGTTAGAGTTGTGAGTGATACCGAGATTATACTTACAAAAGACATATTCGAACTAGCATCTCCTGAGTACGCAGTATTCAGATCCACAATACACAGAGAGTTGGATAAGGTCACACAGAGCAAGATAATGATGCTTAACAACTCTAACCTTACAGCTCCTACGGCTACTTTTCCAGTTTACGTAATGAGCGAATCAGAGTCAATTGGGTTTGGCGAAACAGTAGCTGTATATCCATCATCGATAACAGTTACTGGATCTGTAGTGATACAGTACACGAGATATCCAAAGACTCCTAAGTGGACGTATTCAGATGTTCCTTCAGCTACTGGGGAACCATTGTTTGACTCAACTCAACCAGACTATCAAGACTTTGAGTTACCAGAAGTGGATGAACATATTCTAGTTCAAAAGATATTGCAATACGCAGGTATGTCGATCAGAGAGATTCAGATGACTGACATCTCTGCTAAATTAGAAGATAGAGAAACTAACCTAGAAAGATAAGATTATTAACTATGGCAGCTAAGAAAAAAACATCAGGTAAGAAGAAAGACTCAAGATTAACTAGAGCTGGAGTATCTGGTTACAATAAACCTAAGAGAACTCCTAGTCATCCAAAGAAGTCACATATTGTTGTAGCTAAAGTAGGTGATAAGGTTAAAACTATACGTTTTGGAGAACAAGGTGCAAAAACTGCTGGTAAACCTAAAGCAGGTGAGAGTGATAAAATGAAAAAGAAAAGAGCATCATTTAAAGCTAGACATGCTAAAAATATTAAAAAAGGTAAAATGTCTGCAGCTTATTGGGCAAATAAAGTAAAATGGTAATATGGAAGCTAAAAAGAAAACAGTAAAAAAGCAAACCTAAAACTAAATGCTTCTCTTGAGGAGAAGCATAGTAAAACATAACAGTAAACTCCACAACAGGAGAAATCATTAAGAAAGAAGAAGATGGCTTATATATCAGCTTACGCATATTACGAAAATAGTGGTGCGGCACCAGAGGACGCAAATTGGGGATCATATCAATATGTATCCTTAACAGACATTGTAAATAACTTCCAGTTAATGTATGCTGGAAATCATTCATTAATAAACAACGAACCTAGATATAAAATTCTCTTCCATGCGAAGAGAGCTATACAGGAATTAAACTACGATGCATTCAAGGAAATTAAGATACTTGAGCTAGACGTGTGTGACCAACTCAGGTTTGTACTTCCACCAGACTATGTGAACTGGGTAAGGATATCTCTTTACAAAGACGGGCTGTTAAGACCATTGACTGAAAACATCCAAACTAACTACAGTGACGCCTACCTTCAAGACAATGATTGCAAGATATTGTTTGACGAAGATGGCAATGTATTAAAGCCTGAATACTCTCAAATAGATTTTGACAGGATTACTGGTCAGAAGAAAAGTATTTATCTGAATGAGAATTCTATTTTTAATGAACATGAAGGATACTGCCTAGATGGAAGATGGTACTTCGATTACGCAGTAGGAGAGAGGTATGGTTTAAACACGGAGACAGCAAACTTCAATCCGACATTCAAGATAGATAATAAGTCAGGAGTTATTAACTTCAGTTCAGGAATGGACGGTGAGAAGTGTATATTGGAATATGTTAGCGATGGTATGGAGAATGGAGATGAATCTCTTATATCTGTAAATAAGTTATTTGAGAGATACGTGTACGCATACATAAACTACGAGCTGCTTGATCAGAAGACAGGGGTTCAAGAATACATAGTTGGTAGAGCTAGAAAGAAATCTACAGCTTTACTTAGAAATGCGAAGATAAGAATGAGCAACTTACATCCGGGACGACTACTCATGAATATGAGAGGTATGGATAAACACATCAAGTAATGAAGATAAAAAGAAATTTCATTAAGGGTCGAATGAATACAATGTTCGACGAAAGACTTATACCTAATGGTGAGTATGTAAGCGCAATGAATATAAGGGTTAGCTCCACCGAAGAAAGTGAGATGGGGGCAATCGAAAATGCAAAAGGTAACGAACAGATAACAACCCTAGGGTATAGAGATGACGATCTTTCTGCTGATGCTGTTTGTATCGGTTCAGTGGCAGACTCAGCTAGAGACACTATTTATTGGTGTGTTCACGACCCTAGTAACCCGACTGTTCTTAGTGGTGTGCTAGACATGATTGTATCTTACAACGTGGTTTCTGGGACATTGATATATCACGTAATAAGTTCAACACATCCATCCGGCACAGGAACTGTGTTGAATTTCAGTGAGGAGTACAGGGTGAATGCGATGGATATAATTGAGGATTACTTGATTATAAATGACGATAATAACCCACCAAGAATATTTAACACGAAAAGGTTTTATAACGAACCTTCAACTGAAGACATAAACCTGATAGTAAAACCACCAAGTTCAGCTCCAACTGTTACGCCAATTAAACAGACTGGAGAAGATACCTATATGGACACTAGGTTTATTTCATTTGCTTATAGGTATAAGTACGTGGACGGCCAGTATTCTGCATTATCTCAGTTTTCTCCAATAGCATTCTCTCCAAACACATTTGAGTTAGATTACAGCACAATGGAGAACAAGGGCATGAGTAATGCGTTTAACTCTGCGATCATAGATCTCGATAACTCGTCTAGTAATGTTGTAGGTATCGATTTGGTATTTAAGTTTTCAAACTCAAGTATACTGAATATTGTAGAAAAATATGACAAAGCTGATTTAGGATGGTCAGACAATTCAACGGTATCCGTAACTTTTGTAAACAAGAAAGTATACACAACACTTCCTGAAGAAGAACTGTACAGACTATTCGATAACGTGCCTCACAAAGCTCAAGCTCAAACTATAATGGGTAATAGGTTAGTTATGGGTAACTATACTGATGGATATGATGTGGTTGATGAGAATGGCGACTCTACTCGTTTGATTTATACTGCTGAATTAATATCAGATAATATTGAGTACGAAACATTACCTACAACAAAGACCTCAACCAACTATACCATAAGTACTCCTACAGCTATAGATAACTCTAAATTAGTTATAGACTTCTCAAGTGTAGCATCTGATTTAAACGAAGGTTCACGTTTAGTTATAAAGCTGAAGTTAAACCCAATAGATATAACTCTTGGAGGTATATTCCGCATAAATAATGAGGATCCTATAGAGATAGAGCAATCACTCATACTAAATAATAGCTATGCCACTGTAGCGGATCTTGCTGCAAGCAGTGAATTCTTAGAATTTGTAGGAACAACAAGCTTTACACCTATAGACG